AAAAACCTGCCGCTGCTCCAGCTCCTGCTAAAAAAGAAGTTCCTGCTCCGAAAGCAAAACCTGCCGCTGCTCCAAAAGCTAAAGTTGAAGAAAAAGCTGCTCCAGCAAAACGTGGCACCAAATTGAATCCTCGTGACAACGAAGAAGACCGTAAAATCGTTTTGAAAGCGTTGGGAAAAATCTTCCCTGAAAAAGAATTCATTTACGCTTGGATTTCAACTGCCGGAGTTACCATTAAATTCAAAGGTAACAATTCGAATCGTGCTTGCGTGCTTGTAGAAAACCTTACAGAAAGAGGTGGAGTTATTACTTGTAATTTGTTCTTTTTACCTTTCGGAAAGAAAAAAGAAATTCTTGACGAAGCTGGTGTCGATTACGAAACAAGCTGGAATAACGTTCCTTTCATTAAAGGTTGCGAACTTACGGAAGCCGTAGAACTTATCGAACAGTTCGAAACAGAGCTCAAAGGTTCGGTTGAAACAATCGACAAAAAACTTGGAGCAAACCGTGCTAAAATGGAAGAAAATTTGAAAGGCGACAAAGCTGCAGCGGCAAAGAAAACCGTTCCTGCTCCCGCAAAGAAGAAAACTAAATAACACGATAAGTTTTCACAATTAGAAAGTCCTCTCTGAAAAGCGAGGACTTTTTTTATCAAAGTTAATTAGTAAAAATAATAAACAAAAGAAGATGAAAGAGTTAAAAGACCCAGAAAATTTTATATTCCCAGACGGAGGAGTAATGAAGTGTGAAGAATTCAACAAAGTGTATTTTCCTTTGAATTTATTCATGTTAGAAAATTTAGCTTGTCAAGAATCAAGGAACGGTCAAGTGAAAGAACTTTTGAATTTCAAGACTATTTTGACCAATCCTTATAAAAGGAACGTAGGAGGAAGCGGAAGGAATGTAAATGTATTCTTTCTATTAGCTGAGGCAATGTGGATATTCTCTGGCAGAAAGGACGTAGAATTTTTGGATATATTCAATTCTAATATGAAACAGTTTTCGGACGATGGAGAAGTATTTCATGCGCCATACGGTTTCAGATTACGCCATTGGGGGGTTCGTTCTGAAGATAAATATACTTCGAGTAATTTACACGCTTCGCAAGGTTCAGATCAAATATCGGATATCATTAAACTTTTAACCGACGATCCTGAAACACGTCAGGCGGTTATGTCTATTTGGAATCCGGATTTAGATTTGGGTGTAAAATCAAAAGATTTACCTTGCAATGATATGTTGATGTTTAAAGTTCGTGAAGGTAAATTACATACAACAGTCCAAAACAGAAGTAACGATTTACATTGGGGTTTGACTACAAACATTTTTCAGTTCAGCTTCTTATCGGAATTAATGTCTAACTGCTTAGGTATAGAATTAGGAACACAGATTCATAACTCTCAAAGTTTACACGTTTATGAGTGGAATGAAACATCGAAGGAAGTTGTAGAAAAGAATACTGAATTTACTTTGTATGATAAAGTTACTTATTCAAAAATAGATTGCAACTTCTATCATACTATTCCTAATAACAGGTTGAAAGAAATTGATTTTTATCTCAACAATATCATATCGCACATTACAACGTATTACAAAACAGGTCAAAAAGAAAGTATAGAATTTTCAAACGATTTGAATAACTTTTCAAAATACCTTTCGGATGTATACGACCTGTTGAAAATTTACGTTGATTACAAAAAGAAAAGTTTATCAAAACAAGAAGCGGTTGAATGTTTATATCGTAAAGATTTTTTTAACAAAGATATCGACATTGTTGCTTTAGCTTTGAATTTCTTTTATACAAGGTTAAATATGGAACATGAATTCTTAGGAAAACTATAATGCACGCAAACTTAAAAAATTGGTTAATTAAAAACAAGATAGTAGCGTCAGAGAGTGAAGAACTTTCTGACGTCATTATCATTGACAACATAGGTAAATTCCTTCATGTACGACATAAGGACAACAAAATAATCGATGAAGAATTTGCTTTTATACTGTATGATGAAGAATTAGATATCATTGAAGACAAAGTTGTAGATTTCATATTATTTGAATTCGGCAAACGATTTTACTATTCCAAAATCAACGTAGATAAAAACAAATACGGAGAACAAATTTACAAGCCGGATTTCTTTGATTTCAAAGGCTTAGGAAATACTTCAGATGAAACTGTTGTAGATTTTGCTCACTTAGGAGTTCATGATGAGTACGAAATGTTAAACGGAACAAGTAATACCGAACTTTGGTGTAAGAAGGCAAAATTCTTAGGACATAAATCTTTAGGTGTTTGCAATAAGAACACTCTTTCAAGCTTGTTGTCATTCCAGACTTCCTGTCAAAAATACGGAATAAAACCGATAATAGGAGAAACGATTACGGTTGCCGTAGATTATGAAGAAGATAAAAATATACAGGAGACTTTCGAATTGAAATTGTTTGTAATGAACGAAACAGGTTGGAAAAATCTCTTGAGAATAAATAAGGCTATCAACGTTGAATTTAAGAAGTTTATACCAAGCTTCATGTTAGATGAGTTAGGAGAAGGACTTTGTTGCGTTATACCTAAAAACAGTGAATTTAATTATCATATTGATGATATATTGTTTTGTAAGAAAATAATCAAAAGATTCAAAAGAATATTTGATACCGTATATTATCAAATTGATACCGTTGAATATAATTCAGCTTCTTTATTTAAGGAACATTTATCTAAATTAGATGCCTATCTAATTAATTTTACAAACGTTTTAGAGCCTATCTTGATAAATGATAGTTACTACTTAGACGAAGACGATTATCCTGTAAAATCTTTGTTGAATAAAGTTTCCGGAAAAGCCGAAGCTGAAAGTCGTAAACAATATTACAAGGACTTCGAACAAACTTTAAAGTCATATGAGGAATGGGAAGAAGTTGAGCCGTTGTATGAAAACATACTTCTAGGAATTCAGAATGCTGTAGAGCTTGCAGATTCTATTGAATTTAAGATTCCAACAGGCGAGAGGAAGCTTCCGCTGTTTGAAGTAGAAGACGTTGAGTATTTATTTTACGAACAGATTGAAGTAGGTTTACAAAAGAAGTTAGGACATCTTACAGAACAAGAATTAGAGCCGTATTTGAAACAGATTGAAGTAGAATGCGATTTAATAGTTCCGAACGGTTTATGTGATTACTTTATGATTGTTGCCGATATTACGGGATGGTGTCATAAAAATAAAATACTCGTAGGTTCAGGGCGTGGTTCGGTTTGCGGTTCTTTAGTTGCTTATTTATTAGATGTCACAAGCGTTGACCCTTTGAAATACGGATTAATGTTTGAACGTTTTTTGAATGCCACACGTGTTTCCGGAGAAAGAGCGAAGAGCAATGACTCAATTCCGGACGTTGATTTGGATTTTCCAACAGAACATCGTGATTCTGTAAAAAATTATATCAAAGAAAAGTACGGAGAAGAATTTACTTGTTCGATTGCGACATTTTCACGTATGAAACTTAAAACATGCATAAAAGACTTCGCAAAAGTTAAGGGGATACCATTTGAACTTACTAATAAAATAACAAAAGATATAGACGACCAAATAGAATACACTTGGGGCGATATTTTTTATTACGGTTGTAAATCTAAAGTATTGTTTCAATTCATACAAGATTATCCGGAAATAGTACACGCTACAAAGAGTGCTTTAATGCATTGTAAAGCTGAATCTGTTCATCCTTCGGCTGTGGTTATCGTTCCTAAATTTGATTCAAGAGGTAAATCTTACAATACATTCGAATGGATGCCTGTAAAACAAATTGATGGAGTTCTCGTTTCAGAATGGGAAGGGAAGTACATTGATAAATCAGGCTTCTTAAAAGAAGATATTCTTGGATTATCTCAGCTTGATAAGTTTGACGCAATGATGAAACTTATAAAGAAGAATCAAGGTGTAAAAATAAACTTAAACAAAATACCGTTCGACGATAAGGATGTTTTTAAATACTTCAAAAAGGGTTGGAATGAAGATGTATTTCAGTTCGGAACAACAGGGTTGATGAATTACTGCAGACAAGTAAAACCGGATACGTTAAACGACCTTATTGCTATGACCGCATTGTTCCGTCCTGGGCCAATGGAAAGTAATACTCATCAAGAATTTGTTGATATTAAGAACGGAAAGAAAAAACCTTCATTCGATAAGGGAATGGAAGAAATAACTAAAGAAACGTATTCACTATATGTTTATCAAGAACAGATAATGAAGGCGATGGTCGTAGGTTCTTTATCAGAGGTGCAATCGGACATAGCAAGGACAGCTATTAAAAAGAAAGATTTCAAAACACTGGACGCTTTCAAAGAACAATTCATAAAAGGGTATAGCGAAATAGATGGTGAAAAGAAAGCTATCGAAATTTGGGACAAGCTTCTTGCGTTTTCAAATTATGGATTCAATAAAAGTCATGCGGCTGCCTACTCTATAATGTCCTATTGGAGTCAATGGTTTAAGGTTAATTATCCGCTTGAATTTTGGACAACTTCTTTTCAGTTTGCTAAAGAAACAGAAATTCCCTTCAGGATGTCTGAATTAAACAAAACAGGAGTTCAAATTGAAATAAGACCTCCGGACGTAAACTTCTCAGATTCCAACTTCACCTGTGATTATCAGGAACAGAGGATTTTCTTTAGTTTAACAAAGATTAAAGGATGCGGTGAAGTAGCGGTTACACATTTAATAGAAGAGCGGAAGAAAGGCGGTAAATTCTTTGATTTTGACGAATTTGTTTCTCGTGTTCCTTCAAAAGTAAATAAGAGCAATATTGTTAATTTAATTATTTCCGGAGCTTTTGATTTGATTGAAAATATAAAGTATCCTAAAAACCGAAAGTATTTGTTAGAAAGGTATTTGTTAACAAAGAAATGCGAACTTCCAGAAATTTATACTACTCCGGAATCTGAAACAAATACATTCTGGATTGGAGAACAAAAGGTTCTCACAGGATATGGTGAGATAGATTACGTTTCCCTGATTGAAACAAAAGTTGATAGTAAAAGGTTATCATCTATTTATAAGGAAGCGTTTGAAGTTTTAACATTAAAAGAAGGAGCTGAAGTCGCTGTTGCCGGAAAAGTAATTGTTGCTAATGAGAACAATACTAAAAAAGGTAAAATGGGTAGATTGACAATAGATAACAACAATACTACTATTCTTGTTTCTATATGGCCAGACGTTTGGCAATCTTTAGGATATACAGACGACGACCTGTTCGGCAAAGTTATAGTTATCAACGGAAATGTGAAGATGGACACTTATAAGGGTCAGAAATGTATATTCTCAAATAACAAAACAAAAATACATATATTATCATGATTAATAAAATTTTCAACGGAGAACATTTAACTTCCCTTGACTGTATAAAACAGTGGTCTGAGCTTGACGGTCATATAACCGAAAGCGTATCTCAACATTCCTTTAAAGTAAGCGTATTTGTAGCCGCATTAGTTGAAGAGTTATTTTTAGACTCAAAAAGAAAAATGTCTGACTTTAAGTATAAATGCGTTATGTCGGGAATGTTTCACGACTTTGATGAGCATTATATCAAAAGAGATATTTCTCATGAAGTTAAATATAATGAGCATAACGGTTCTTCGATTAAATCAGCTATAGATAATTTTGCTAAATTCGTAGCTACAGAAGATTTACTTTTGAATGCGGATGATTCTGAAGATTTAGCTTTTGAATTTATTTTCGGTAGAATATTTGAAGCAGATATGACCGTTAAATCGGTAGTTAAAGTTGCCGATTGGTTAGGTTTATTACATCACTTGAAAAGAGAGAAGAGGATGGGTAATACAACGGTGGACAAATATATAGAATATTGTCTTAGTTCTTTTTTGAATGCCGTAAAAAATATGGAATTTCAACTCAACGTTTCTGAATTCAAATACAACGAAGAAGTTATAAACAAGTTAATAAAGATATCATATGGAGAAAAATTTTAATTTTATGAAAGCTAATGAGATGCTTGACGTCATTCATCAGCGAGAGCCAGAAGCAGCTGAAGCTGTTCTTTTAGTTATAGAACATATTGCCGGAACTTATAGCGACAAGTATGACAAGGGTATCAACGTTATAGACACTAAACAAATGTTGTATTCTAAAGATGGAGCGATATTGAATACTTATCAAGTAGCACGTTATTTACAGAGATACAACACTTCCGGAGCCGTAAAAAGCGGATTAGTTAAGGATTTGTTTAAAGCTGTTCATTACCTTGTATTCGAGATAACAAGACGTATTAAGACAGATAAAAAAGGTGTAACGGAATTTGAAGAACCAAAACATTAAAGTCATGGAATCAAAACAATTGAAAATAGGCGGTAAAAGTTACAGATTACAAATTGGCGACTTTGGAGAAGAAATTGAAGTAGAAGATTTGTTGAAAATAGATTATTCTAACTTAGTTGGAGAAATGGTTACGTTTCCTATAATCCTAAACAGATTAGGAATTATGTTAGCCGATGTAGAATCTATTGTAGCCGAAAAGAAATTGAGCTTAGATGTTAATGAAGCTAAAATCAGAGAAAAGTACGAAGAAGAATTTTTACTTGAAGGAAAGAAGCCTACTGTAGATAAACTCAACACGGCTATGTCTTTAGATAAGATTTACCAAACGTTCAAAAAAGCGCACATTGAATCTATTAAGAACAGAGATTACGTTAACAGTATTTATTGGGCTGCTAAAGATAAAAGCGGTAAACTGGATAAACTATCGTTGTCATTACAAGCCGGAGACATATCAGATTACATCCTTGAAGGAAAAGTCAACAACATAAATATCAGTAAGTCGAAGAGACTTATAGATTAACAAAGTTACTTATAAAAAGTTTAACAAAATAAATTTAAAAACAATGGCAAAAGATTTGCGTTCGCAATTAAAGGCTACATCAATCAACAAATTAAAAAAAGTGGTTGATTCCGATAATAATATGATTGGAGCAAGTAGCGGAGAATTTCTGTCTTTAGAAGACGGAAAAGCAATTAAGATTCGTATCTTCCCAGCTCATCCTGGTAATGACCGTTTCTATGTTTCGAAAAAGAGTTATTGGTTAAGTCGCCTCAACGATGAAGGTGATACAAAACGTTTCACAGTCCTCGATTCAACCGTACATGGTGGAACTAAAATGGACGTTGTAGCTGAATACGTTAAAACAGTGAAAAACCGTTTTGCTAAAAACAGCAAAATCATGGAAGCTATTTCAGGCGAGAAAGATTCTTTGAATCCGATGTACACTTGGGTTGCATACGCTTCTAAAGTTTCCGGAGAAGACGAATTGAAACCTGTTCAATGGGAATTCAAAAAGACCGTTCGTGATGCCCTCAACAAACTTGCATTCAGCGAAGATGAGGATGAAGTTATCGAAATTGACCCATTCACCGACGTTGATGAAGGTATTCCTGTAATGGTAAAATACATGAAGAATCCTAACAGAAAGAAAGGTGAAAACTATTACGAAGTTTCATTCCCTAAAAATGCAAAACCACGTCCGCTTACAGACGAAGAAATTGAGCGTTTCGTGAACCTGAAACCTCTTGAGGAAGTAATTAACAATTACAGCGTAAAAGAATTCGACCGTGCTCTTGAAGGATTACAACTGTTTGATGAAACTCACGATATTAATTTATTTGAAGACGACGAATGGTTAGAAAAGGTTGAAGAAATCAAGGCTCAATACGACGACGAGGAAGAAGAAGAAGCTCCGAAGAAAAAAGTGGCTAAAAAAGTAGTCGAAGATGACGATGACGAAGATGAGGACTTTGACGCAAAACCGAAGAAAAAGATTGTAAAAAAACCTATCGTTGAAGATGACGACGACGAGGAAGAAGTTCCTAAAAAGAAAGCGGTGAAGAAAGTAGTTGTCGAAGACGACGAGGATGAAGAGGAAGAAGCTCCTAAAAAGAAAGTATCGAAAAAAGTCGTTGAAGACGACGATGACGATGACAACGAGGAAGAAGTTCCTAAAAAACCGAAAATGACTTTAGCCGATATCAAAGCGAAGTTGGCCGCAAAAGGTAAAAAATAAAATTCTTTAACAATAATTAATAAGCTGATTTTATGACAAATAGAGTCAGCTTATTTTAATAAATAATATGGCAAGTTTCATTGACAAAATAGTAAAGAACTTCAATAACGAGGATGTTATTAAGTTTTCAGAAAAAGATGGTTTCAACGAAATAAAAAGTTGGTCTCATACAGGTAGTCCGGAATTAGATTACAATCTTAGAACATTTGGTTTTCCTACAGGAATTATAGAAATTGCCGGAAAGAGCCGAAGCGGAAAAACAACGCTTGGTTTAGTGGGTATGAAGAACTTCCTAAAAGAAAATCCAGAAACAGGTGTAGCTATAATCTTATCTTCTGAAAACAGGGACAATAAGGATTATGCGCTCCAACTCGGAATTGATGTTGAGAAAATAATCATTGTAAAAATACGTTATGTAGAGAAAATGTTTTTGATTGTTAAGAAATTACTTACAGACGTAGAAAAGATTTTCAAGGAAGATAAGCTGGGTGAACCGAAGTATTATTTCATGTGGGATAGTATTGGAGCAACTCTTTCAAAATCCGAACTTGATACTATGGATGAGAACACCGAAACTATGACTAAAAAATTTAACAAAGGTGATGATATCGTAGAATTGAAACACGAGAAAATCGGAGCTTTTGCTAAATCAGCTAAAATGTTCGCTAAATACCTTATGGGTGAAATGTATAGTCGAACTATTCACTTCGTTATGCTTAATCATCAATATGATTCTATAGGAGGTATGGGCGGAAGAGTATCTACTGGCGGAGAATGGACAAATTTACTTCCCACTATAAGATTATCAGTTTCTTTGATAGGTCACGAAAAAATCGATGAAGTTGAAGTTGCTCAAATAACTCGTGTTAAGGTTGTTAAAAACGACTTCGGAAGTCGTAAACAAACCGATATCAGAATCCTCTTAGGATACGGAGTAATACTTTCAGAACAAGATATTGATTACGCTGTAGAAAAAGGTATAATCGAAAAGGTGAGTGCTAAAAAGATGAGCTTCATGGGTGGTAAAATGACTTGGACTTCTTTGAGGGAATTTTTCAACCTTTATTATTCAAGAAACAAATTTATACCACTCTTACACTCCAAAGTTATGAAATCCAGAAGAAACGATTTACTATCAGATAGACAAGAACTATTAAAAAAATCTAAAGATGAATAACGAAGTTTCGGCATTGCTAATAAACGACTTGCATTTAGATAAGAATAACGGTCATTTAATAATTCACATAGCTAAACAAGCTGTAAAAGTGTGTAAGGAGAATGGTTGCGATTCTATAATCTTAGGTGGAGATATTTTCACAAACCGTTCCGGACAACCTTTAAATGTACTGAAGGTATTCCAACAAGTTCTGAACATATTCAACGGAAGCAAATTACAGGTGTACGCTATCCCAGGAAATCATGACAAAACAGATTCTAATTCAGATGAAAGTTATCTCGATTTATATGACGAACAAATGATAGTATGCGATAATCCGGAAGCTATTGAAATAAATAGTGTGATGTATTATTTTATGCCGTATTTCGGTCATGAAGTTTGGGTTGAAAAATACGGTGAATTAGTAGGCTCTTTTGATAAAAACCATCCCTGCAACATAATGATTGCTCACTTCGCTTTTGACGGAGTTCGTAACAACGACGGAACAGAAGTGCAATCAGATTTCAAAAATTCAAAGTTAGAAATATTCGACAAAGTACTTGTAGGTCATTATCATAATGCTAGTAAGATAGGAAAGAACATTTATTACACTGGTTCAGCATATCAAAACAATTACGGAGAAAGTATTGAGGATAAGGGGTTCACTCTTATTTACAAAGACGGAACATTACAAACGGTTCGTTCTAAATTCCCTAAATACCTGAAGGTTGTTTTAGATGTTTCGGACAAAGAAAATATTCGTGAAAACATTGAATACTTTAAAGACTTCAAGGAAGATTTTATAAGATTTATTATTAAGGGCAAAAGGGTTGATTGCGAAGGATTTAGCGCAACCGAAATAGCTTCTTCTGGAATAGACGTTAAATTTGAAATTGAGGAAACGACGGAAGCTATTGAAATCGGTGAAGCTGACATCGTACTTTCTCACAACAAACAAAGTATAACAAAAGACTTCATTAAATTTTGCTCCGAACAAACTATCAGAGGGAAAGAATTGAAATATGGTTTACAACTAATCAAAGAAACTGTTTAATATGTGGTATCCTATTAGCATAAAATTTACAAACTTGTTTTCACACGTTGAATCGGAACATGTATTCAAACAAAACAAGACGACCGTTATTTTCGGCGAAAACAAAACCGATAAGGGGATGCAGAACAACGGTTCCGGAAAATCTACAATATTAGAAGCAATTTGTATAGCTTATACAGGCGACACTTCGAGAGGTCTCAACAAAGAGGATTTCATAAATTACGATTACGATGATTGTGAAATTACTTTGTATCTTGAAAATTCCTATTCTAATTCTAGTTTGGAAATTTACAGGAGAATTTTCAGGTCAAGTAAAAGTTCCGTTGTAAGGTTGACGGAGGATGGCGTTGTAAATACTCAGATAACTTCGGTAATTGAAGCTAACAAAAGAATTATAGAATTAATAGGAATAACGACCCAAGACTTCCTTAGATATTTTATGATTAATCAGGATTCAAAGTATAATTTCTTTGCTGCTTCAGATGGAGATAAAAAGGAGATTATGAACCGTATTACTTCAGCTGATATGATTATTCCTGTGGTTAACGAATTAAGTTCTCGTAGCAAACAGTTCTCTTCTGATTTAAATAGATTAAATTCTGAGATAAACACTTTGAATACTAAACTATCGATGATTGAGGAGCAAATAGAAGAGGAAGAAAGTTTGAAGGAAATAAGCGATGAAATAAAAGAACTGGAAGTTGAAATAAAAGAAATCATTGCGGATGACAAAAAGGTTCTTGAAATGATTAACAACGCTAAAAGACGAGCTCAAAGAGCAGACGAAGATGTTAAGTTAAAGGAAAAGGAAGATGAAAAGAGAATTTCTATTAAGAAGAGTTATGACAATGTTGAAAATGAAATAGCTGAATTAGAAGCTATGAGGAGGAAGTGTAATTCTATAATAGCAGGATTAATAACGTGTCCGGAATGCGGAGCTGAATTTTTAGATTCAGAAGAGAATACCGTAGACGCTGATGAAACGAGAGAAACGCTTGCAAGTATTGAGGAAAACATTGTTGAAAAGAATAAAGAATTACAAAAACTTTCCGATAAATTAAAAGGGTTCAAGAAGCTACAATCGGAGATTTCAGACCTAAAGAACGAATCTCATAAAATGAAAAGAATCGCCTCAGGTTCCGAGGCTGAAATAGAACGTTCTAATGGAATAGTGGAGCGTAAAAAGAAACAAATAGAAGCGTTAAAGAAAAAAACTGTTAGTGATAAACTTGTCGGATTAAAACAAAAACAAGACGAACTTACGGTTGCTATCGATGAGTTGAAATTGAAGTTAGAGCCAATAGAGAATGAACTCAGCCTGATTAAGTATTGGCAATATTACATCGGAAAGAGCGGTTTTACAACGTTTTTAGCTAATAAATCAATAAAACTTATCGAAGGCGTAACGAATTCATTTTTAAAGAGATTCAAGGTCGATATTTCCGTGCTTATAAACGGTTTCAAAGTTTTAAAAGACGGAAGCGTTCGTGAAAAGATTGATGTTTTCATTCAAAGTAACGGATTACAAGCTAAAAAATTCATGGCTAATTCCGGAGGAGAAAGAGGACGTGTCATATTAGCAGGAATATTAGGTATTCAACATTTAATTAATTTGAGTACCGACGGCAAAGGTTTGAACTTCATTGCTTTAGATGAGACATTTCCAGGAATTGACAGCGTGGGTCAAGAAAATATGATAAAAGTGTTAGACACGTTGGGAGTTACAATTATGTTAATTACTCAAAATGTTAGCGACGATTTTAATGTAGATAATTTCTTATTAGTAGAAAAAACAAATAGTGTAAGTAAATATATTTAATATGGAGAATTCAGAGAGATTGAAGTATTTCAATGACAGTAAAATAATAGGTATTGACCCAGGAGTTAATGGCGGGATATCTATTTATTCTATTGACAAAAAGACGTTGATAGAAGTTGTTAAGATGCCGGAAACTCCGACCGATTTATTGACATTTTTAAAATTGTATTCTAAAAATTCTGAAGTCTACTTAGAAAAGGTTGGAGGAATTCCTGGTACAGGAGGAGCTAATGCAATGTTCAACTTTGGAAAAGGTTATGGATATTTAGAGATGGCTCTAATCTCTTGTAAAATACCTTTCGTCACAGTTACACCGCAAGTTTGGATGAAGTTCTTTCAGTTAGGTACTAAAGGTAAAATGACAAGCACGCAATGGAAAAACAAGTTGAAAGCAAAAGCTCAACAGTTATTCCCAAGAGTTAAAGTTACATTAATAATATCAGATGCTCTCCTAATCATGCATTACGGTTATCATCATTCAAAATTAAGTAATTAATATGGAGTTTAAATGCACAAATCCGGAATGCGAAGATTTTGGTAAAATAGAGTTTATTTCCAAAGTATCTTATAAATACGATTCTGAATCTAAAAGTTATGTTTCTTCTCAACAACTTTGCCTGAAGTGTAAGCAAATGAGAGTAAATTTAAGTTCAGACATGCCGCTATCCGAAAAGCAAATAGGCGTTCTTAAAATACCTTCAATGACAAAACCTGAAAAAACGGCTATGTTGAAGAAGCGTTCCCACGAACATTATAAGAAGAACATTGAAGAGAGTGCTAAAGATAAGTTAGGACGTGCTATGAAAGAGATGAGAGGGAAGCGCAATGTATAATATAGAAAGCGTCCTCTTCGGCAGGGAATTTAAGTATAGTCCTAAATTGGTTAACAAATGTTTGACCATAATAAGGGATTCTAACAGCGACGTCCGGAATACTAAATTCAAACTATTTATATTCAAAATGATGAACAAGGTCATAAAAAAGAATATAAATAATTATCAAAATCTAATGAGGAATTTTCAAGAATCCCCCATAGAAATTGATAGCGTTGAATTAATATCAGAATGTTACATTGTTATGAATCAATGTGTTTCTAAATACAGATTACAAGAAAAGGATAATTTCTATTTTT